CTCCCTGCCACTATAACGCACTCACCGTACCTCTCAGCTCTGCTGAACTCAGCATCCCTGAGAGTGTCGGAAGTGTCGATATAGTGCCGGTACATCCGGTACAAGGCCGGAGACGTACAAGATAGAGGACCGTCGAACAGCTTCGTGTAGAAGTCTGTCCCTCGAGCCGCTATACTTGCACCCGGGCCTAACCCGCCAAGTTCGAAGAACTCGGAAGGCCAAGCCAGGATTGAACCTTCGCTTGATGGAACAAAAAATCTGTAGAGAGAGTCGCGAAACTCTCCACACAGATGTTCATCTCGCCAAGATTCAGGTCTCCACCTCCAATTATCGCAGCTGATATCAGCCTCGATAAATTTACTGAAAGCCTTATCGTCAGCATCGCTCGAGACGTTGTCTTTATACTTCTTAAAGACGCTGTCAAGAAGAGCCATACTGGCATATTGCTTCCAGGTGAGGTCACCTCTCTCTACCTCGTCGGCTAGGTCAATTTCTAACTTAGTCGACTTCGGCCCCTTGATACAAGTATCAAAGAACCGAGTAGGCAGATGTGGGGTGAGGTCTTGCAGTAGGGTTGGATAAAGAGCATTTAACGAGAGTTTCATATAAATCTCCATTCAATCTCGTAAGTGAGTCTAACGTTTTAACACGTCCTGGATAACGCTAAAAGCCTCGCACTGCTCGGTACCCTTTTGGGTACACGACAGTCCGCCGACGATTAGCGATAACAGAACGATGATGAAGGCCAGGAAACTTAATTTCCCAGCTCTGTAGCGAACAAAAGCGCTCGCCACAGATATTACTGGGATCTTTAGCTTCCAGACGATGTTGCCAAGTTTTTCCCTTTCGGGCATTACAGGACACCATCTTTAGCCAAATCACCGATCTCCGCATCTTGGTCCGAAAGGGCCCCGATGTGGCAGGATAGCGCGGCTTCAATGCTGTTGGCGTCAGCCGTATCAGCCCCTGATGGTACCGAGATTCTAGTCTCGATCAACAGAGTCTGTTCCGACTGACCCGACAATGGTGTCACACCCTTTCGGGTGCGAACCACAAATACATTGCGGCCGACGTTAGAAACAACCCCAGTCACCGGGTTCGGCTGGCCAAGCAGCTTATAGCTAG